GTAAGCCACCAGAGATTTGATAATCAGCAAAAGCATAAGACTTTCCTGATAACTCATCTTCACTGGTTCCAATTAATAAATTAGTTCCTACAGCACTGTTATCAACCTGCGTTTGCAATGTAGAAACTTCTTCAATTCCCGCTACATCACTGGCAGGTTTACGCATATCAGCGGTATTAACCTTAGTACTCAATTTGGTATCCACACTTGTACTTAAAGCACTAACAGAAGTATCTGTATAAGTTCTAGCAGCTAGTATATCGGAAGCTTCCTTATCAGCGTCCATTGGAGTTACTTGTACATTCTTAGTACCGTCATTGTACTGTATCTTACCATTTCTTAAGTCTTGTACATAATTAAAGTTAGTTCCATTTACATTAAGACTACCATCAGCATTGTACAAAACTGTATTTTCTGCCACAATTGGACCACAGTCTTTCCAAGCACCACTTGTGTAAACGTACAAGTCGGTTCCTACTAAATAGGCGTCTCCCTCTGAATTACCAGTAGAAGGTAGGCTAGTAGCCTTATCAACCGCACCTTTAACGGCTAGATTAGCACCAGTATCTCCCTTTTCTCCGGTATCTCCTTTATCTCCTTTATCCCCCTTATTAGAAGTAAAGTATATCACATGTTGACTGCCGTCTGTAAATGTGATAGTAACTCTGGTCCAAAGATAAGGTAAATCATTTGTGGTAACTGGAATAGTGGTACTCCATCCAGTATTAGGAACTTCTACCCCTTGAGAACTTAACTGGTAGTCAGTACTTGTACTCTGAATACCATTCCCAGTATCCCCTTTAACTCCTTGAATACCTTGAATACCTTGGTCTCCTTGGACCCCTTTCATATTAACAATGTCATTCCATTTACCATTAGTCCAGACATACAATTCAGTACCAACCATGTATCCTTCACCATCAGTACCTGTACTTGGCAACCCGGCAATACTACTAGTACTACCTTGAATAGTAAAGTTATTACCTTTAGTCCCTTTAGCACTAATATTGTAACTTGTATGCGTACTTCCATCTGTATAGGTTGTTACATTTCTTATCCACATATAGGGTAAATTATCTGTAGGGGTACTTGGTGTATCACTCCAAGTACCTGTTGGTATAGTAACTCCGTCAGTACCTAATTGATACTGAGTAGATACCCCACTAATACCATTACCTGTTGCCCCTGTTGGTCCAATTAAAGTACTTACCTTAGCTTCCAAGTTAGTTTGTAAGGTACCAAATCGGTCTTCAAACTCTTGTAGGGTAATAGCAGGAACTACTTGACCTTGTACCCCTGTGGCATTAGCTGTTATATCTAACTCAATGAAGCTATCACTAGGATAAATAGTTTGACCCTTAGTATCAAGTACCCAAAGTTCAAGAAAATAAGCATCAACAGGTAAACCATCAAAACCTGAGGTACTGAATGTTACCATGTTATTAGTAGTATCCGGTGTAGCAGTAATTGCCTTAACATACCCGGTACCATTTTTAATTTTAACACTGTACGTCTTAGTACTATCAATAGTAACTGTATTTCCATCCGATACTAGTGTTAATGAAATTGTTGTTTCTGTATCTTGAAATTTTACTTTTTGATTACCAACTAATATTAGTTGTTTCATTTTGTTGTAGCCTCCTTATGTACTTTATATGCTCTCTCCTAATATAACTGATAACACAAAAAAGCTACCTATTCGTTAGAATAGATAGCCAAAGGAGACTGCGAAAGTCATATAATAAACATAGAACAAGCAAGAACTTTGAATGTTTTACCATTCAGATATAATATAAGAAGATACCCTGAATGTACTATTGTTGATATTCCTTACCCACTTTGATAATTCCTTGAAAGTTACTAAGGTACTTATCTAAGTCATTCGTTAAGTTATCTAGTTCACTGTACCCAATTCTAATCAGATTGATACCCTTATCAGTACAATATTTGTCCTTAATTGTATCTCGACAAGTACGTGTAGTTAGACCTTCCCGCTGGTTAAAGTAAGGTACCTCTTTGAAGTGCTGACCACCATCTAATTCAATTAAAGTGTTATTCTCTGGTAAGTAAAAATCAAAGGGTAACTCACGTTTGTACCGACAGTCAGGGAACCGTTTTTGAGACTCAAAGGTAATGTTGTGTGCTATAAGATACTGCCGGGTAAGAGACTCCATATGGGACTCGTTACAAATAGGACAGGATATAGCATCCTGTAAGATAGTATTTATCCTAGTACTAAATTTATGGTGCTTAGTAGTATGCTCAACGGTAATCGGCTTTTTACTGTTGTAATACTGGGATACTAATTTAAATTCAGGGCCTAACTTATCAGTAATAATCTGCTGTACTTCTTCTTGGGTATGTTTAGGAGTACCAAAACATTTAGGGCATCTTGAATGGTTAGTGACGACATTATTTGGGGATACCTCATATTCAGTGCCACATACTTCATGCCGCATTTTAATTTTAGTAGTGCTATTTTTATACTCTGACAGTACTGTGTAATCATTACCAATACTAGATATTACTTGTTGCTTGAAGTCTTCAGTTGTTAGTTTCCGATGATGACTACAATCGGGACACCGTTGGTTACCATTAATAACAGAATCCAGCCGTGTACTCCATTTATACCCGCACTTTTTATGAAGTAATACTATTTCTTTATGCATTCCTTTGAATTTAGTCAGCATAGTATACTCCCCATTGGTACAATCATCCAATTCCTTTTTAACCTGTTGAGTACTCTTAATTCGGGTACCAAATTTTGCTCCGCAAATAGGACAGCCACTCCCTCTTTGGTAACAAGGACCTGCAGCCGACCACCAGTCATGCCCACAACGGGTATCTTTAAAGTGTACTTTAAATTTACTAGTAGTGTACTTAGATAGTACAATAATCTTACCATTATGTACCTGTTTTACTTTATCCTCAAATTCTTCCTGAGTCAACTTTCGTGTCATACAGTTATCTACCTTTCTATACTATTTTGTACTCTTATTATACCACTAATACAAGTAGTTTTAAGGATATTTAAGCGCTCTTATGTATACAAAAAGTCCCCCAAGTTAATAGGAGACCTTTTTTGTTATTGAATTATACTATTTGGAAAAGTCCATGTACTGTTTGTCACTATAGGTTGCTTCTCGTACATTATGAATCATAACGGCACGACGAGGGTAGTATAAGGCCAACGCACACATCGTTAACACTCCAAATTGGGTGGCTGTAGTAACGGTTGCAAGGTTAATCTTACTAATTGGTGCCAATTCTAACAAGCTTAATACATTAGGGCGCATCTCCAGTACGAATACATCAGCAGTTTCAGGAATGACATCATCAACATCCGTAAAGACAATGTTACCATTACTGTCCAATTGGTTCATTGGGATACGCTTGATAAGGTAGAAGTCGCTATCCTTGCCTGATAACCCTTGACGATAGATGGCAACATAATCTGGCATTTCACGTTGAATAGCATCAAATGATACTGTCAATTGAACACCATCGGTTACATTAGCTACCTTAGCCGTAACAGGGTCACTAGGTAATGAGTCACCGTGATGGCCCACAGCTACAGCCCGATAAGTTAAAGTGTTACCAACTTCTTGTTGAGTATTGTACTTAGTAGCAAAGGCTTCATCAGCAAATTGCCCACCTTGAGCAGTTTCTACTGTAGCTGTCATAGTTGGAGCAGTTGGGGCGTCAACATCAGCAGGGGAAGTTAAGTCCAATTTGTTATCCAGGTCCATAATAGTAGAACCATTAAGCTTAATCTTACCACGAGCTGAAATGAATTCATCAACGCTTAATCCAGCAGTAGTCTTACCATCGGCTGGAATTAAGATACGTTGTGCACCCAAGAATTGGTTGATGAAATCAGCCTTAACACCTAGTGGCATATACGCATCAGTGGCAGTACCGAATCCTCTCGTTCCAATAACAGTAGCAGCCTTGTTAAATACTTCTGGAGTAATGCTAGTACCACGTAAGTCTAAGTGATTACCTTCATCAATCAACTTAGCTAACCCATCAAATTCTAGCCCATTACCAGAACCAGCAGCATCATGTGTTAATTCTGAGTCACCATAGAAGATACCATATTCTACTGTCTTAGCAATAACGGCAATTGAATCTATCTCGTTGACCTCTTCCGGGTTAGCAATGGTATCAGCTAACATGATAGCAAATGATTGAGCCTTAGTATCAACCAGGAACTTCATGTTAACCGTCTTTTGAGACATACCTGGTTCGTTAACCTTATTAATACCAATTTCAGGTTGGAATACAGAGTGACCTACCTTACCATGTTGGTAGAAAACAGTGTATTTACGAACTGTTTGATGAACGGGTACATGGAAAATATCATTATAAATGGTAAAGTCTTCCTTACCCCAAGTCGTCATCTTAATATCTGTATCAAGAGATTCAATACGTAAAGCGGCAGCTCCTGTTTGGTCTTGAGGAGTAATACCGGTACCAGCAGTAAAGGCACTCTTAATTAAAGTCGTATCATTATCGTTGAATTCATTATTCTTTGTGCTAAACAAAGACTTTTTAGTTGCATTTTTAGTAACAGCTGAAGCCCCTGCATTAGCTGTGTTCATATTTAAATTATCTTCCAAGAGTTAACTTCCTCTCTCTTTTCTAAAGTTTATAGTGTCAGAGTACCTAAAAAGTACCTGCATTTATTTTCTGTTCAGTGATAATATAACTAAAGTACTTTGTCATGAAATTAAGAACAAAGTACAATATCGACTAACCTATTTAATTGAATTATAGCTTTCAATCAAAGAGGAACTAACACTCTTGTTTTCATTCAAGTCATTAGTTAACTTTTCGTACAAATGGGTAATTGCATGAACTCTGGGACTATTAGGACCTTCACTATAATCCTTACTAATAGCTCTAACAGATTTCTCCATGTCACTAAGTAGTACTTGAGCAGGTACCTCATTTGTAAAGTTTCCATTACTGGTAAGATAACTCTTTTCCGTTACCTTTTCAGTATCAGCTACTTTACCTTCAGGCGCTTCTTCAACATTAGTACTCTTGTCAGTAGTATCACTAGATACTGCTTTAGCTGTTTCAGGTTCAGTCTGTACCGACTTATTTTCTTCATTACCTTTAGATTCAGCTACTTCACCGTTCTTTTCCTCATCGGAAACACTTGTAATATCTTCACTAGGCAATTCAGGTTCTTCTACAGAGGTACCGGGAGTACTTTCATCAGTAGCCGTTACTGACTTATTTTCATCAGCACATTCGCCTTTACACTTAGAGCCTTTACCTTTATCTTTACCCATGGATTCATCCATGTCTTCATCCCCGTCAAGGTCTTTGTCTGTTTTCTTAGTAGATTTTTCCACTAAAGACAAAGCTTCGGAAAACTTACTTGATAAGTTTTTTAGCTCTGAAACAACATCAGCTAAACTCTTGATAGTATCTTCATCAAAACCAGAGCTTTTATGAGTATCCGCTTGATTAGGGTCAACATCTGGAACCGGTTCTACATGACCAGCATCTACATGGTTACCCGGTTCTGGAGCATTATGCGCTTGATTAGGGTCAACATCTGGAACTGACTCTGTATGTTCTGCCCCATCAGTATTTCCAGGTACATTAATAGATTGACCGCCTTCACCAATCTGATTAACATTGGAATCAGCATGAGTATTTGGTGAATTCAAATCTGATGCGGATTGAGTCCCATTTTGGGATTCGTCTCCAGCGTCCAGTTTTTGCAAAATATCTGTTAAACTTGCCACTATTCTGTTTCCTCCTTACTAATACTCTTATTTTCATTTGATACAATTAAATCACTTGCTGTATCATTATCTAAACCAGTACACAGCTGAAGAAAGAATGTCTTAGTTAAAGAGTCTGCGTTGGATTCATCTAAGGATTTTCCTACAGAGTCTCTGAGCTCTTTAAAGTCTCCACCATTAGCATGATATTCTTTAATGTCTTCAGACAAGTCATGTAGATGGTGACAAAAATCTTCTACCCGCAATGTAGCACCCCCTGTGTTAGTCTTAGGGTCTACAGAGTAACCTGCCTCTAAAGCCATAGACTTTTGAATATTTTCCCAGGTTGCTTCTGGGTTGGCAGGGTTTTTAGTAACAGCTACTCCTACCACTCTAATATTTCTTACAATATCTGGATTTTCATCGTCACGTTCATCAACAATACCTTCAATACTGAATCCTAGCGTACGCTTAGATTCAGTCTTCGACAGGTTATCTGCTAGTTGCATAACTTCTTTTACCTTAGGGCTATTACCAAATAGTTCAGCCTCTAAGTATAAACCCCTTTGAGGGTCTACATAGGATTTACTAGTTGGAACTCCAATTACAAGGTCTTGGTCATGCTCATAATCAACAAAACCATGATTAAATAAGTAACTAGCGTCTAACCCACAAGGGTCAATAGATTCACCTTGGTAATCCCAAGCAGGAGTACTAGCCCAACCTGATACGAAGATATTATGCACACCCTTCTCATTCTTTGACTTTGATTCTACAATCTTGTCAAAAGGAAGAAAAATGTCATATTTATCTTGCATCTATATCACCGCCTAATTTTTACTTCACTTATAATATAACAACATACTACTCTGACGATTGATTTGATTCGTCAACAGAATTGTCTGGATTGTCTGGATTATCTGTTTCTACCTTGCTATCTTTATCCTTAGAAGGCTTAGACATACCGTGAGTTCCGTCAAAATTTGTATTATCATTTGAATGTTGCAAAGTATATTGAGATTCTGGGTCATCCTTAGCCTGTAAATTAGCCCATTGAACGGCTACAGCGTTCATTGGAGCATCATTAAGCCATTTGTAGTCTCCAGTTAGTAAACCTTTACCATTCATTTTTCTCGCCTCAGCAAAGGTCAACCCATTGTTACCCATAGCTTCAATTTCTTTTTGCTTTTCTAGGGCACTCTTAGAGTCACCAAGAGTAAATCGGAACAGGAAGTCCTTATCAATGTAAGGCATGAGATAATCATTTACCATGTCTTCTAATTCATTTAATAAAGGTTCTAGCCCTTTCTGCTGAGAATTTTGCATGGTTTCTTTCATAGAAGAACCTTCGTTGATACTGTTGCTACCCCGAGAGGTAGTGCCCCCCTTATTAGGCATATTAATTTCTGCTGGGTTAATACTAAAATCAGCAGTGATTAAGTTAGTCAAGAAGTTCAACCATTCATGGAATTCCATGTCCTTGCTGTTCTGAGTCATATTTACAAATTTTGCATCCTGTGCTACAGCAACTGGTATCCGCCAAGCATTGTTAAGGCCACCTAGTTGACTAGACCATTGACGTTGCAAAGCGTTCAAACTGTATTGACTTTGATTAGCATCTGTACCAGTATTAACTACTAAAATACCCCGAGTCATACCACCTTGACTAAAGAACCTTGCATTAAACTGTTCTGTTTGCATAAAGTAATTAATATGTTCCTTAGCAGCCTCAGTAGGACTAAATCCGTATCCTTGAAGATTAGCATTAGTCTGTGCATCGGCTGATATAAAAGTCATATGCTTCTCGTCCCAGGTTGCTGTTCGTTTATTTCTAATGTACTGAGCAAACTTACGAGGTTCATCTAATGAACGTGGACGGTTATCAATAACAATCGTTCCTGCATCAACAGCATTAAAATGGTCCAGCTTGTCACTAGTCCTACTTTTGTATATACGTTCAATATTACGTTGGTCATATACATACCGGTCAATAATCATCTTATTAATAAACTCAGGGAACAAGTCCCGGTTACCATTGTACTTAAACTTTGGATTATCTGGGTCACCCGTATGGTACAAAAATTGTTCATACTTATGTGCCTTGTCTAAGTCACTCTTAGTCATAGTATCCTTATCACGACGTACAATCTGGTACCCAATTCCATGACTAGTGTATCCCGCAGGATGACAATAAGGACGTACTTGATTACATCTGGTACGAATAATTGCCTGAATAATCAATGCTTGACTAAATTCATGCAATGATGCCTTCTTAGCTAACACTGTATTCTGAAAGGTAGTTGTCGTCTTTTTAGACTTTGGATTACCCCCATCAATATCTAGTACTCCAATAAGGTCATTGGACTGAGCTTTACCATTTTGTACCGATTTTTGTAACTTTTCCTGGTAATCGTTAACAATACTATTGTACGCAGTTGTATCAATATAAGTACTCTGTGCGCTACGATTGAAAATTCCCAAGTATCAGTACCTTCTTCCTTCTACTACTTTATTTCTACATTAGGGAACTATTATATAATTCCTCTTGCAAGTCAGTCTTTTCACTATCTGGTACCTTAGTGTACGTTGATAAACTAGATGTAAAAAGCTGGCTATCTTTCCTTTGCTTAATTAATTGTACTAAGTGATTCATCCCAACCATTGCATAGACTGAGCTTTGGGCATAATGGTCCCCATCCTTACGTGTAATAGTCTTAACAATGGTATCTGGGTCAGGAGCGTCATCATCTATATCGGTACGAATGACAACGTTACTCCAATGTTGCATAAATAGTTTTAACTCAGGGTCAACCTTTTTATAGAAACCTATACTATCCCGTTTCATGTTATTAAGCATCATAATATTTTGCATAAGTTTATCTATGGTTACCCTATGGTTATTAAGGTCGAAATGTGCTTTGTAATCATTCTGACTCTTAGCAGACTTAACAATACAACTGTATACCTTATCTGCACCAAAGGCTTGTGACAATTTGTCATTGTAATTACCATTATCAATTTATACCCTCGGTTTCCCGATATTTATTAGGGGTTTGGACTATCTCTTGGGCCACTATTTAGGTAGTGGTCCCTCTGCTTTACTTCCCTGTTACCAGGGTTTTCTTATCTAGTTCTCACTGATACCATTTTACCAGTTAACTAGAAGTTTAGTCTCTAGGCATTTATGGTACATTCCTGTACCAATTTAGCACGGTAGGTTAACTTTGTCCTCAATCACTAGGATTTAGTCTCTCTTACCAGTATATTCTATTTGTGATTGTTATTTTACTATGCCCGTTTAACAGAGTTTGCATTGTCTATTACTAGGCAATGGGGCTAATGTTTAACCCAAAATCTGGTACAATTAAGTCAGGATTAAACTGGTCTAAATAAGCTATTACTTGATGTAAATCTCGTTCCAGCTCATTTACCCCTTCTGACCTTTTTACAGCCTTTAACCCAATTATGTCAATGTTACCATTAGGCAGCATTCCCATAATAACAACATGGTGAAAATGTTCCAATTTGTACCCTCGGTTTCCCGATATTTATTAGGGGTTTAGACTATCTCTTGGGCCACTACTTTGGTTGTGGTCCCTCTGCTTTACGTACTTAATTCCGTACAAAATTAAGTACTCTTACCTAGTTCTCACTAGTACCATTTTACCAGCTAACTAGAAACTTAGTCGTTAGGCATTTATGGTACATTACTGTACCAATTTAGCACGGTAGGTTAACATTATCCATCTCTGGACTTAGTCTCTCTTACTAGGCCCCTTCGGTAGCTATATGCTACCTTATTAGCCTGTACCCGTTTAACAGAGTTTTTCTTACTAGGTTACCCTAGTAGGGAGCTAACATTTAACCCCAATCTATTCCAGCTGAAATCCAATCGTATCTACCTCGTGACTTCTGCTGTTCAGGAAGGTAATCCCTTCGATGGTCAAGTACATCACTGTCGTAGAATTTACTGGTTGAATCTTCATAAGGCTTACCAATAACATAGTTGTAAAAGAATTGCTTACTTGGAGCTTGTAACTCTTTACGTTTTAGGTCATCGGCACTTACCCACTATATTATTCTAGTGTTTCCACTAGTATGGACTAAATCTTGACCCCTGTTCTTGGTCAGGGGTCCCTCCTGTTACGCCCAGTATATTATCCATGTTTTTATATATTCTAACCTTTGAGTTGTTGTCTCTGCAATCAAGTTCAACAAGTTTGTATCCGTTATCCTTGGCATACTGTCTTTTCATGGCATCATGTTTTTGTTGCTTCTTAAACTTCTCTAAACCACCAAAGTATTCTCTTGAACGATAATGCTGTCCTCCTTGATACTCTATTAGCATATTATATTCAGGAAGCCAAAAATCATAGTGCAGTCTTCTGAAGTCTTTTAGGTCTGGAAAAGTCTTAGGATACTCGAATTTAATACCCCTAGATTTTAGATAATCACGCAAAACTCTCTCACCGTTTGAACGTCCACAATTAGGGCATCTTCTACCTTGTAGAAAAGAGTTTGGCTGAACATTATATTCATAACCACAAATATCATGCCTTATCAAAATGGGGACATCCCATCTAACATAATCACCAAGTACCGTATAATTTCCTTCTCCTTCTCTTTCAACTTCTTTATTAAATTGCTCCTGAGTTTTCGTCTCTTTTTTAAAGGCTCTTTCTCTAGAACAAATAGGACACCCGGCTGGCCCCATTCCTGCATCTCTTTCTCTAAGAAATGAAGCTGGCGAAATGTTAAAAGTCCTACCACACTCAGTGTGAGTTATGCTAACTGGATTGTTAGAGCCAGAATAGTTGGTGTTGACTATATAAGCGCCTTTCCCGTATGCTGATTCTACTCTACTCTCAAACTCAGAGGGGCTAATCCGTGCTTTTGATGCAATCTTAGCATACCTTTCAGCGGGGCAACGTTGACCGTTTAAGAAGTTAGAGGCAACCATCATAAATACATTTCCGCAAGTATTATGCGTAAACTCAACCTTACTGTTTGCACCAACATATGTTCCGGTGACAGTATACTCATCTTTAACTAATTCATAAACTTGTTTTTTGAACTCTGCATCTGTTTTCTTTCTAGGCATTATATTTTATGTCTCCTCTTATAATTTATTTGCCTAGAACTCGATTGTAAATACTACATGAAAATATACCAAGCTATTATACTCTTCTCACTACTCCCGTTTGAATAGCTATGAGTAAACTTAGTCTCTAGGCTTTTATGAGTATATTGTACTCAATTTAGCACGGTAGGTCAACTCTGTCCGCAACTAGTCGGATTTAGTCTTTCTTACCAGTATATTGTTAGTCTAGTTGTTATTTTACTATGCCCGTTTAAAGAGGTTCTTTAGACTACATTACTGTAGAATGCCGCATGGTTTGTTTACGGCGTCTAATTGCGAAATTTGGTACCCATGAGCACGTCCTTTGCTTGGAGCCATTGCTACCCATTGACCATCATACCAACGGTCAAGGATACCACCACACTTCTGGCAAACAAAGCTAAAGGTACCTGGTTGTACAATTCTACCTATTTCATCAATACCCTTAGGGTTATTACATACAATATTCTTTTCATAATCTAGTACCTGTTCGTACCCACAATGGGGACAGGTGTGTACCCACATCCTTTGGTCTGATTCAAGGAATTTCTTATGGATACCATAATTTGGTATTGTTGGGGTTGACCATCTTCTAATTAGACCGTACTTTGAAGATGACAATGATTCCATTGCTGATATTTCTGCCGTTGGATTTAATCGGTCGTCAATTTGTACCCTCGGTTTCCCGATATTTATTAGGGGTTTAGACTATCTCTTAATCCTACTATTTGGTGTAGGACTCTCTGCTTTACGTACTTAAAGTTGTACAAGATTAAGTACTCTTATCTAGTTCTCACTGGTACCTTTTTACCAGCTAACTCGAAACTTAGTCGTTAGGCATTTACAGCTCGTATGAGCTGATTTAGCACGGTAGGTTAACATTGTCCATTGCTGGATTTAGTCTCTCTTACTAGGCCCCTTCGGTAGCTTTACGCTACCTTATTAGCCTGTACCCGTTTAACAGAGTTTTTCTTACTAGGTTACCCTAGTAGGGAGCATAATAGTTTACTCATCAAGTGACAGCATATCAATATCAACACCTTCCACAGCACTACCCTTACTTGCTGAACGGAAGTATATTCTTGAGTTACGTACACTCATCTGGTCTAATGAGTTGTTATTCTTATCTGTTAAAGTTGCATAGTACCCTTGTGCAAACTCTGGACGTATACGTGCTTTAACGAAATCCTTCATTTGTTTATTTGTGGGAAAAGTATTAGTTAATTATTATAATTTGTATAATAATTATATACCGTGGCTTTCGCCATACTTTAACACTGATTAAACAGTCGGCTTGGACTATCTCTTAATCCTACCATTTGGTGTAGGATTCTCTGCTTTACGTACTTAATGTTGTATAAAATTAAGTACTCTTATCTAGTTCTCACTGGTACCATTTTACCAACTAACTAGAAGTTTAGTCTCTAGGCATTTATGA